AGTAAGGTATTTGATTACATGTGGGATGGTATGTTGAATAGAGTCGCATTAGTTTGTTACAGTGAGTTAACATTTAGATTCGAAGAAGAAATCAATCCTCTTTACAGTTCACTTGAAGAAAAATTGAGTGGTACGGATAATACTTTTAATGTTGATACATACGGTGCACAAATAAAATCAAAAACAGAACAATTCTTTTATACGTTTTTCGGGGAATTAAATACAAGAATTGAAAAAAGACGAAAACAATTAGATAAAGAAAAAAAGGAATTCGAAAAATCAACTGGGGATCAAGATATTGTGACCCAAACATATTATTCGTTTAAAAACATAAATGATAAATGGCTTGCTGGATTAAGTAAAAACATAAATGGTTATCCATTTAAAACGAATACCAACAAAGGATTAATTAGTCAATTTGCTTTTGTTGACAGAGCAATGAATCCAATTGGGGACACTATAATTGATGTCAGAAACCTAATTGATGCCAAGGACAGTCCCGATTTATCAATATTCACAGTAATATCTCAAATGTTATCATTAAATGGCTTTGAATTTTTTCCACTACAAAACTTCATGAGTTTTCAAGAAGATGAATGGGAAGATTGTTTTAAAATTGATACCAGTGGTAAACAAGAACAACACCCCGTATTTGTGTGTATGTTTATTGGAGGAACATCAAGTTATCCAACAGGTCTTGAAAAATATTCACCGTTTAAAGATGATGGAATTGCTGATTTAGGAAATCCACCAAGTGACTTTTTAAACGAGGGGTGCACACCTAATGAAGAAGGTGATCGTCAAATCGATGAATATGATTCCTTTGGAAATCCTGTAACACCAGAGAAAGGAAATATATATAGCCAAGTCCGTGCATTTCGAGTTCGTTATGGTGAACAAAACCAAAACATGTTTTATAATTTCGGTATTGATAGTAAAGAATATCCAGAAACAAACGAATCAATTCAAATACTTTCACGATTAGCTGGTGATGAAAAAACTCAATCGCCTGTCCCTAAAGCACAGAGTTTATATAGCACATATGAAAATAGAGCGTATCGAGCAAACATTACTGGTTTTGGAAATGCCATGCTTCAACCAACACAATATTTTCAATTAGAAAACGTACCAATATTCAATGGAGCATATATAATATTAACGGTGAGACATCAGATAACCGCAAATAAAATGGTTACAAGTTTTTCTGGAACAAAACTGCTTAAATATCCAATGCCAAGAGTTCTAAATCCTGCTGCAATTGTCGGATTCGATGGTGGAAGTTCAGACACCGCATCTTCATTGACCTTTGAAGAAGTTACGTTGGGAGTTGGAACAGCAGAAAATCCAGCACAAGCTAAATACAATTCAATGTACACATTAGAAATTTATTAAAATGCGCAAAAATACTATAATAACACAAAAGGGTAAGGAATTTATAACACAGGTTGTTACGCTTGGGGGAAACAAACTCTTAGAGGGTAATAATGGACCATTACCGTTTAGTGATAATGGAACTGGAAATAAGGTTGATAAAACGTGGGTGGTAAATGCAATTGCTTCGGATGGGAAACCATTGAATGTTTCTAATTTAGCTCAATCGTTAATTGATTGGTTTCAAAAATATGGTGACATGTATGAACTCGATCCAAACATTTTAGCTGCACAAGCATATGTTGAATCTGGTTATCGACTTTGGTATTATTCTAAAACAACCACTGCATCTGGATTACTTCAATTCAAAATGTTGGATATTTTTAGCCTTGTTATAAATAATTTCGGTGCAGGCGGTCCTCTTTATTGGAGCGAAGAAAACCTCAATGCATATCGTCCATTGAACGCAATTATTGATGGACTTGAGCAAGAGCTTGCTGTTTCCTCATATGAACCAGATAGTGGTGCACCCGGTACTCGAATAGTTGCTACCCAAAATCGAATAATTTTACACCAAAACATTATTAACAATCCCGAATATATGATCAAAGCACAGGCGAGATATATGAGATATTTTGCAGAAAACTGTGGAAAACTCGCAAGCACATCACTACTGTGCTTTAGAGCAGGTGCTAAATATGTTACAGATACATATTCAAGATCAATTGAAAAGTTACTCAAGGATTATGATAATGATGTTAATAACCCAATAGTAAAAGATGCATTGGATTATGTGTTGACTGTTTGGGGTGTGTTAGGCGACAACAACAATAGAATTTTTGGTGGGAAAGAAATAAAAAAATATAAACCACTTTATCACACTTTTGGATATACTGATTTATTTAGACATGCAAGTAATGACGACTTCGCAACATATCCGAATGAAAATTTCGACCCATTTGCTGCAAATGTAACTGAAGCCGATGAGTATGGAATTATCGCCTCAGACTTAGATGACCTTTCAATTGCCAGAGATAGTAGATATAAATTTATATATTTCCCATCAGATCAGTACTTCCAAGGTGAAGCTACAAGCAAAGCACAAATTGTATTGCACCATACCGTTAGTGGTGATAAAGGTGGTGTTGGTGGCGATATTAAATGGTGGAGAGATAAAGGAGAAAAGGTTGCCACTGCATTTATAATCGCAAGAGATGGTGGAATATATCAATTATTCAATACCAATTATTGGGCATATCATCTTGGTCTCAAAGACAATAGAAACAAATCTCTAAATCAACATTCCATAGGGATCGAGATTGATTCTTGGGGTGGTTTGAAACAAGGTAAAGATGCTCAAGGTAATTTAGGTTGGTATCCTACGATTATGTTTGATAAAGATAGACAGTCTCAGGAAATAAGAAAAGGGGCAAGTCCAGTTACCGATGTTACATTTTATAATTCAAAAACGGGATATCCAAATGGTTTTAGAGGATTCTATGCATTCGAAACATATACTCAAACTCAAATAGATGCCGTTAGGGATTTAATATTATCATTAGTGTTTCAATCAAAAATGAATGAAAATGATAACGCAAGGGGAGGTAAGTTTCCAGACATTAGTTTAGTGTTTAATGAAGACATTTGGAACATTAATTATAATTATTCTGGCGCAGAACTTATTAGTACAAGCAGTCCAGATGGTGCGCCAGCCATTTCAGAAAATGCAATGAAAGGTAAAAAGGGTATTTGGACACATACAAGTTATCGTGCTGACAAATCGGATTGTCATCCTCAATTAGAATTGATTAAGATGTTACAGAGTTTACAAAATTATCGATCTAAAGTATAGCTTTTTTTAATTCGTAAAGTTTTACAATATCACTGTCAGCCGTTGCGACATTGAATGTCATTTCATTAATTTTCTCAAGTGACTTTGCAATTTTATCATTGCTGTTGTCCTCATTCAACTTTTCAAGTGCAGCTACGTTTTCTTCTTTAAATTCTTTGAAGAGTTCTTCTTTCATATTATTATCTGCCACAACAAGTTTTTTAAAGAGCTTAACATCTTCTTCGTTCATGCTCTCATATTTTTCATTGAACTTATTGATGGCGATTTCGATTACCTCTTCATTAATGATTTCGGGAACAATATTCGTGGACTCATCCTCTTTAGGCTGTCTTATATGATCTAAGACAAGATCAAATGCTTCATGCATTTTATCAATATTTACATTCTCACTTAGTTTAAGTGATTCTTCAATTAATGTGGTAATTGCCTCATATAAAGCTATCTTTTCATTTTCGATGACCGCTTCACCGATGAATGGTTTTAACTTATCGTGCTCAGTGGAAAGTTCTTCCAAAGTATATGTTTCAAACAATCTAACATTTTTATCGATGAAATTAGGAATAAGCGCATCACTGTTAATATGCTTATTCTCAATACTGTTGAAAACCTTAAACTCTAATTGAAGAACAGGTGAGTTTTTAACCACATCGAAAAACTTAGATGCGGTGTTCTTAGTTTCCACTAACAATGAATCGTCAAACATCGATTCCCTTAATTTGTCGGAAACTACCAGATTTGCTACCCCTATATTAATGTTTTTCATATATCTTATGTGATTTCTTATAAATACTATAAATTACTGTAAATGTTTACCTGCACTTATTTTTCTTCTTTTGCTGCTTCAGCATCACTTAAATCAATTTCATCAAGTAACTCAGCGTCAATCTCTTCAAACTCAACAATAGTATTGTTATTAATGCTCTCAGACTCCCCTAAAATGGCATCAATTTCATTAACCATATTGATTGCTTTAGAATTAAGGTCTTCGTTCTTATCGTTACTCTCTTTAAGCAATTCCTTACGTTTAACCTCATGTTGCTTCTCTTTGTTTTGACCATAAACCAATTTTTCGAGATGTCTATCATATTCTTCTTCAGACATTTTACCCTCTACCTGAATTGGGGGTAAATCACCCGGTGTTTGATTTGGCAATCCTTCGATTGGAGGTGGCATTCCACCTTCCGCACCACCCATTGGTGGTAAACCACCTTCACCTTCCATACCTTCTTGACCAGTACCTCCAGTTGCAGCAGCAGCAGCTAATTCTTCATCAGCAAATTTCTTATCAATGTCAGCAAAAAGACCAGATTGTTTGATAATAACAGGTGCATCCGCAAGCTCCTGATTAACAACTTTCTCCATCTTTTGTTGTTTGAGGTCTTCAACGATATCTCTATCGGTCATGTTAAAGATTGTTCGTTTAGCCAACGTATGTGACATTGCAGCAATACCGTTTTCACCACGAGTAAGTTCAGTATAAACCTGTGCTTTCTCACGGAACAGTTCGGATTTCATCATCTCTTGTTGAGTTGAAGGATTCGTCAATGTCAAGGTGAAGTCATTCATATCCTCTTTAGTGTAACCCATAAAATACAGGTGAACCATCGCCATTTTATTTAATTCCTGAATAAGTGATTGTTGAATACGATTAATTTTCTTTGCAAAACGAATGTCGTATTGCGCCATGTTTTTTCCACCACCAGCAGCGTCTTGAAATGACAAGAACGGTTTTGGTACGCCAAGTCCAGTAAATAGATTGTCTCTCAAGTATTCAATATCTTGAATCTGGTCAAGATTTTGAGCACCCGGTAAAGTTTCAATTCCTGTTTGAGTGTTTGCGTTACGTACTGGAAGGAAATAATCTTCATCGTTCCCTAAAATATTGAAACGATAATCAATTTGACCGTCATTGGGTGCTACTTCCATCGTTTTCTTAAACTTGGTAGCTACCTTATACATGTACTCTTCAATATCGTCTTCATCAATGTTTCCAACATCAATTTTAAAGACTTTCTTTTCACCAGCACGAATAATACGATAAGTAAGCATTGCATCTTCAGCCATTACCAATTGACGAAATACTCTACGAACTTTATTTAATACAGACGATCCGTATGGTAGATATTTATCATCACCCAGTAATCTAAAGTGTGCGACTTCGAAAATGTTAAACTCATCTCCTGTCATTCTTTCCTTAAACTTAACAGCAGGTTTACCTTTTTGGATTCGTTCAAACCTTTCAATTTCATAGTTAACCATTTGCTTCACGTGAGTAATACCTTTCTTTCTTTCACCATAAAGCAAAACAAAATTGTCACCATATTTGGTTAAATTTCTTGTCCAGAAAGGTAGGTTAACGTTTACATTTACAACATCATAGAAGAATTCTTCTAAAATATATTTAATTCTTTCTTTGTTCGAATAGATATTCAGCATCTTTCCATTCTCACCAATTGTGGTAGCTTCTTCCATAAACAAGTCAAGGGCAGATGAAATGATTGGGTAGTATTCCATACCTTCATAATCAATGTATGCTGGAAGACGTGCTGCTTCATATTGAAGTGCTTTTTGGAATCCCCTGTCAGTTGTTCGAAAATACTTGCTTTGTATTTTCTTTTGCTGCTCAAGTTCTAATGCCTTTCTTTTGATATCTTCAGGTGAATTACCCCTGATAATGATTTTTGTGTTATTTTCATCTCTTTGAATAGGGGCGAAACCGAACCCATCTAAATTGAAGAAATTGTTCAGTTGCTGAAATATCGTACCTCTTTTATCTTGTTCTGCCATTTTATAAAATATTATAGTTTTTTATAAATACTTGATTTTACGTGAAAAACCACTTTTTAGATAAATACATTTTACTTTTGTTTTATCCCATTAAACAACCAAGCATTTGCAACATGTTTCTGTAAATCAGGGTTTCCTTTATTCTTTGATAATATGGGTATATTCTTCTTTTCCTTGTCATCCTCCAACTTCTTCTTCATTTCAGCCATTTTTTCAGGATCATTTGCCATGAGCATAGCATCCAACATTTTTTTAGTAGCACCCTTATTTTGTCTAAAACGAGCCATGTCAAAATTCAGAACATACAAACCAATTGCCAATCCCATGATTGAATCATCGTGGAATGATCTCTTATGGTCAGCAACACGGTTTCCAGCCACTGTAACGAACGTTTTAAGTTCATTGAGCAATCTTATTGACCTGATGATTACATCCTCTAAATGGATCGCTCTCTGCATCTCAAGAAGCACCGAAGGTCTGTTTTGACCGATAAAGAAACCGGGTATCAAATCAACGGGGATGATAGAACCATCTGACATTATTTTCTGTCCCTTTTTAATGTAACCTTGGAGTCTATCTCTGGATGGTTTATGAGAAACCTCTGCATAATGAATGTTCTCAGTTTCCTTTCCATATTCACCGCCATAACCAACATCAATTAATTTCTCAATCGTTTGAACACCATATCCACCAGTGATATCAATAACAGCATACGCATTGTTATATCTTTTACCAAATTGATATGCTATTTCGGCAAGTAATTGTGGTGTAACTTTACCGTAATATTCGGCAACCTGTTCCACTTTCTGCCTTTTTACTTTAACAATTTTTATTTTTTCGTTTTCTATAACTTCCTTTTCTTCAACAATATTAATAACTTTGAGAATATTAATTGTTGAATTATCTTCACCGTGACCCGGTGAAGCATCAATTGCCATTATATACTCTGTCCCATGAATTGGGTCTTCCCAAATCCAGAAATTTTTGTCAGTATATTCTTGACGTAGAAAAGGTCTAATCTCCGTCTCTTCAATTCTTCTCAGAAACTCCTCTGCAATAAAGTTGTCACCTGATCCAAGGAATGAACATAAAATTTCCTGTGCAATCTTACGCATATCACCGTTGGCACTCTTAATCTCTTCTTCAAACCAAGGAGATGTTGCTTGCCAGCCATCATCCATCATTTTTATTCGCTCGGCATCAGTAAAGCCAGTGTCAATTCGCTCAAACTCATTCTCTCTTCCCTTGTTCTTAACCCATCTCAAACCTTTATTGTAGCGTGGGTCATTGAACCACCAAAGTTCAACTGCCTTAAATGTACTCTTCTCTTTTCCTTGTCTTGCAGCTTCGAAAGTTTTGTAGAACACTGGATCAAGACCGTTTGGTGTAGATACCATAATTGCACGACCACCAGTTTGAAGAGTTGGTTTTGCAGATGTCCAGAATTTATCTGATTTCTCTGTCCATGCTGTTTCATCCCAAAACAATAAAGTTGGAGTATAACCACGAAGACCTTTTGATGAGAATGCACTCAACTGACAGCCATTATCATATCTCTTTAGTTTTTGAGTGTCTTTAACATCTGGATGTGGTCTCAACCAATCAGGACAACCATCAATAAAGTCAACCACATCGTTCATTAATTCATCACGTGCTGTTTCAAGTTTATCCGCAACAATTGCCACACTACGATGTGATTTAAACATCACATACCATGCAATATATGCACAAGTTGTTGTTGAGATACCCGCCTGACGATATTTGTTAGCAATCACAAACCGTTCATCAAGATAAGTATTGATTAATTCCTTCTGAAAATCAAACAGAGCAAACGGTACGATTTGACCACCTTCACCCTGTGTTTGGTCGAAAATAGTTAAATAGGTTTCAATAAAATATATTGGATTAGAGGCACATCTAATAATCTCATACTCCCTTTCAGCCATAGATAGTTCACTAACCTTCTTCAAATCACCACTTTGTGTGACAATAATTGGTTCTGGTAGTTTACCCGCCTTTCTTAATGCCTTTTCAAGTTTCCTTTTCTCTTCCTTTAACTTTTGAAGTTTCGGATCAAGAGGTATCAAGGGAACGTGTTCGGGACTAATACTTGGACTTTTTTCTTCTATCTCCATTATATTATTTTATAATAAATACAATGGGTCAGTAAAATAGCAAAGCACGACACATATCTTGACATGTCGTGCTTCGATCCTCTTCTCCCAAATGGTGAGATAGGCTATTTCAAATTCACTGAAGAACTTTCAACAAACTCGTTCCCCTTGAATATGATTTTTCTTTCGTAAAGTAGTTCTTTAACCTTTGCTAAAGTTATTCCATAATGGAAAACTAATACAGGCGGTTCATCTTGTTCCTCAAACAAATCCTCATATTGATTGAAACCATCATCTGCTGGATTCTCACATTCATTATCAATATCTTCATATGCCAATGCAATTATGTTGTGATATCCATGCATATATGGTCGAGTAACATCTTCATGAAGGCACACAAGATCAAATGAACCTGTTTTTAAACTATAAATAGAATCAACAAAATCTTTATGTGGTGGTTCTGCATTATCACAGGCTGGAGCCATATCCCATAACCAATCCTCATATTCTATATTTGTTTCATCGCTTGAGAAAATAAATTCATACAACCCCTCGTTGTTGGCATTGTATCCAATCTTTAATACGTAAATGAGTTTTAAATTTGAATCTGTATGCATAATCAATATTTCCTATAAATACTTAGGAAGAGTGATTCCATACGTGCTTTTGATAACTGCATCAACAAAAAGTAATGTATTTCGAGTTCTTTTAAGAAATTTCTGATGTTGATATTTATAAAACACAGATGTTACCCATAATATAAAGGCAAATAGAAGTGATATTCCAAACAAAGGTCCCTCCATAAAAATACTTAGGGCATGAACGAATAAAACCACCAACGCAATATCCTCAAACAATTTGCTTCGACTATATGAAACAATTATATCCTGTTCAGCTTCCTCAATGAAAAGTCGTCTGTATTCGAAGTCCTTCTCTTCTTCAGCAAGACGGAATAATTCATCATCTTTTCTTTTCCCACGTATGGGATTTAATGTCTCGTATATCATAATTAGTATTTCATTTATACAATATTACGAAAAACTTCAAATTTTATTACAAAAAAAATGACAATAAATTGCTTTATTGTCATTTTTAATATAATTTTGATATTTAATTATCCGATTTTTGTTGTGTGATCAACTGGTTTGTAAACCAATTCGCCCATCTGATTTGCTTGAAGCATTCCCACACCGTTTGGATCATTAGCCACTTGGGTTAAAATATCCAATTTAGCCTCTGGAGTTGCTCTACCAATATAACTGGCTGCGCTTTTATGAACATGACCTCCACTAAAGATGTCTCTTATCCACTGACTAATTGCGTGTTCATCATTTGCAATTGTTGGTAATGCTTGCTTTAGTTGTCTTTGTCTACGAATGTCGCCACCAATTCTTTGTGACATCTTACCAGCAAAGTTAGCAATGTTTTTACCAAAATCGCCTTCTTCTACAACACTTTCAAATAATGCAACTTGACTTGCAATCATTTTATCGAGTTTCTTCAACGACTCACTTTTTTTATCCTCATTAAGACTTGGTTTTCTTTTCCCTGCCATTTCTTCTAAGCGATTGCGAATGTAGTTTCTTACCTTTTTTTCTGATTCACTCAATGTAACATTAACAGCATCTTTTGTGATCTCAACTGAAGTTACATCTGCACCATCAGGTTTAGGTATTCCAGCACCCATAGTTTCAAAACCAGCAGTCATATTCATTTCTGGTTCTTTGTGTTGTGTTACGTCAAATACTTCCTCTTCTCCACCTTCAGGCTTTTCAACCTCAATTTCCTCTTCTTCACCCTCCATCATTGGTTGTGTCTGAACATTAAGTGGATCATTACCGTCCATGCCTTCTGCAACAGCACCGCCTTTAAGGATTCCTTGAAGTGCCATTATAACCGATTGTTTATTAATTGGACCATCACCTGCCTTTTGTGATGCAACATCCAATTTATTAACCATTTCACCGAATTTTTGTGCAGCCTTTTGAATTTTTGCTTCAACTGTACTTTTAACTCCTTTTTGGTATTGTTGAGATATTTCAGTACCCATTTGGTCCATTGAATTCGCAACTTGTTCAATTTTGTTTGTAACTGCATTTGTTATGCCTTGAACAGCACCTTGAACTCCTTGTTTAATTCCAGTACCAATGTTACCAACAGCAGACTTAGCTTTATTACCTAAGTAACTACCAACATTCTTTAAACCACCGAAATTAAGTTCGTTAAGTTCGTTTAATGTATTTTCATCTAACGCTGCAAGGTCTTCATCAGACATTCCACCGTATTTAGAAACAACTTCTTCTTCAGTTAATGTTTTAAGAGTAGCATCTTTCTCCTTTTGAGGTTCTATTTGCCACCAAAACATACCTTTTACGGTATCAGCTTTTTTTTTGGACGTATCTTCTACTTCATTAATTTTCTTAACAAAAGGTTCGAGATGTGTTGTAAGTTCTTCGTTTGCATATTCTTCTTTCAAACACTCTGCAAGTTCGTCTGAATGAAAAACTGCCATTGACTCAAGGTCTTCATCGCCCATTTCGTCTTGTTCCATAGCATAACCATTCATAAGGCTTGCCATTTCATCAACACTACATTCCATCAAAGATTCAGCATTATATCCTCTGCTCTCAGCATATTTGGCAAAACCACATTCATTACACGATTTTTCTTCAGCCATTTCCATGTTTGCATCTTCTTGACCCTCAATATCTGACATTTGAAGTTGATCTTCAGGTGTTTGCCCACCCTCTTCTTCTGGTTTAATTTTTATAATGTTCTCGTTGGCAATTTCCTTCTTGGTATCAATATCCATTTTAGCAAATTCCTTTTTAAGAGGGTCTAAAAGTCTTCCAACAGCAGATTCAACTTCTTCATCGGTAAATTCTTCTTTACCCATTTTTTCAGCTAATTTCCCAATCTCTGAGTCGATTATCCTTTTTTCTTCTGAGTCTTGAAATAATTGACTGCCTTCAGGATCAGCAGTTTCAGGATCACCTTCAAGACTTGTATCAACAACCTCTTCTTCACCACCATCTACAGGCATTTCTGCATCTACAGACATTTCTTCTTCACCACCATCTACAGGCATTTCTGCATCTACAGACATTTCTTCTTCACCACCATCTACAGGTGCTTCAGCGTCAACGTCAATTGCGTCAATATCTAATGGTTCTTCAACAGGAGCTTCTGGTTCTACAGCAACTTCAGCATCAGGTTCTTCAGCAGTTTTTTCTTCTGCACCTGCAAGTTTTTCTTCTGCACTTGCAATTTCGTCTTCAATACCCTCATCAACATCTTCTTTTTTCTCTTCTTCAGCCTCTTCCTTTTCTTCCTCTTTTTCACCCTTTTCAAATTCAGGACTTTCTTTCTTTTCGTGTTTCTTACCCTCTTTTTCTTCCTCGTCCTTTTCCTCTTTTTTCTCGTCCTTATCTTTTTTCTTACCGAAATCTGGCTTCACTCCTTTTTCAAAAGTAGGTTTTTCACCCTCACTCAATAGAGAGGGTTTTGATCCAGACTTGGTAACAATTTCTTTTCCACCCAAGGCTTCATTGATTGTCAAAAGAAGCATATTTCTATTTTTATCAGCCTCAGATAATTTATTATATCTGTACTCAGTAATATTCTCCTGTCCACCGATATAAGCGAAATCCTCAACATTAGGATTACCTTGGCTATTGGCTTTTTTTATGAAGTATTGGTGGTTTTCCTTAACGATGCCATAAGCAACCTTATCAGCACCCCTTTTGAAGTCGATTAGTGTACCTAACGAGTTTCTATTTTCATGAACTCTCGTTCCTTTAACGTCTGCTAATTGTTGCATTCTTGCTATTTGAGCATCTTTACTTGTATTTTTCTTCATCATAATATATTTAATATATGTGTTATTATCTTCGGTTACATTTTTTTATAAATACTTCTTCATCATTAAAAAGCATGTTTAATTAAATAATTTGCCCATTATCATTGAGAAGACCATTTTCTTTCAACAATTTCTCAACACGTGGGGTTATTAGTTTTTTTCTTCTATAATTTTCAATAACCGATTGATTTGATTTTGTAACAGAAACTCGTTCGCTCAAAAATTGCGAATTTTTGTGCAAAGCATCCAAAATCGAGCAAAAAATGCGTTCTGCCTTTTTCCTCTCGACATATTCATTTAATTGACTTTTAGTTACAATAATTCTTTTTTTCATGTTATTTATTTTCATTCATGCTTAATTCTTGGGTCAGAAAATCTTGTTTTAGATTAATTAATTTACCCATGTATCCAGTGTTTCGAAGAACCTTAAATGCTAAATTTTCTGAGGAAAACTCACCTTCATTCTCTAAACCACTTTGTCTCATTTTTTTAATTTTATCTTTCAATCGATTATATTTTTCTAAGAATACTTCAGCGTCATTCATTTCCGCCAAATCATCGATTGCGTTCATTAAATCAGCAGATTTTAATTGAATGTTTGACGAATTTATGTCAACAATTTGTTTGGTTGGTTCGTTAATCCATTTATTTTTTAAAATAGAATATGTACCGGTTGAATGATGTGGTTCTTTTGAATCCTGATAATACATTTCAACATCATGTCCCTTAACCTGAATTGGCATTCTTTCATTCCACAACGTTTTTTTCATTTTTAAAAAATCGCTAACAAAGTCATCGTGTTCTGAAATTTGACTAAAATCTAAGATGATATGCACATCCATATCAGAGGTTTCATTATAATTATAGTTTGCCATACTTCCAGTTAAAATAATGTCACTATAATTAAGATTTTCTAAATCAGAAAACTCAATAAATCTTTTGGCATTAAGCAATAGAATTTTTCGAACATCTTCTTTCAACTTACCATTCTTGTCCCAAATCAATGGATTTAGCTCATCGTGATATTGAATAGAAGACACGTCAACCTCATCTGGCTCAATCGCTTCTTTAAGCGTGTCAGATATATTATTGTCTTTCCAGTACGGTGCAGACCAGCTTCTCGGATTTTTTTTGTTCTCTCCCATATTTGTTATAAATACTAAATTACTTCTTATATTTCTTAATTATCTCTCGGTTTTTTAATGAGTTTTTCATGGCATCACTACCCGCCTTTTGAGTACCATGTATTAATAGGGCAAAATTACCGTCTTGTTTATAAGCCAACGTATCGTCCACATCAATTGGTAATCTTAGATTCGCAGCTTCTTCGGGGGATTGTACAACCACAGCATATTTCAAGTCGTGTTTACTAATCAAATCATCACGTTTCCCACCAACACTTGCAATTAATTTCATGTTGTCGGGAATATCTCCCATTCTCGCAACCCAAAACGGTAATGATTTTGTGTATGCATAAAATAATATATCTGGTCTTTGCTCCGCAACTTTAAGCCAAGAATCAAAATATTCTTGTTCATAAAAATCACCTGATTCATGAATACGGAAAACATCAATTTTACCGTGATTTTGTTCAAAATACTTCAGGGATTTTAAAATTAAATCAATCTTTCCTGTTTTATCGAATTGATCCAAGAGGTCTTTATTTCTCCATCTCATTTCTTGAGCGTTGGGGTATCTTGCTTCTTCACTCCCCGCATAACATCGCATCTCACCATAATCCTGAACCAGTTTACCGTGAATCTTCTCTCTGTCCCTTGGAACTAATGTTTTACAAATATCCGCAAGTGGACACGTATAACCAGCAGGTAATGAAATGTATGGATGATCCAACTTACTATTTTCCATGCTTATTGTGAGTAGACAATCTTCCTTTTCGTTAATTTTCTCCTTGTTTCTTAGATGTGCAAAGGGGTCAAACTCTTCCTCTTCCATTAAAGAAATGAATTCATTAAGAAATTGATTATCCTCATTTACGTTTCCAGAAAGTTTATTGTGTTTAATAAAAACTTCAGCAAGTTTTGTGAATATCCCTTTATCAACACCCTCATTTAGTTTGTGGGAATAATGTTTGCTATCCTCTTCTTTAAGCAGAGGATATCTAAAACTGGAATCCAAACGATTAAATCTATCGTATAATAAGTATTTGTCGTTCATGCACAAACTTTTTTATAAATACAGAATTATTAATTAAAGACTTGGAGTATTTATGATAAATTGTTGCAACAAAATGAATTTAGACTGTCTAAACGATATTATCACAGATAACTTAGCAATCCAAATTGATCTTACTGAATTAGATTCATGGGATTTAAACACTGGCTTGACTGCATATAGTCTCACTAAATGGTCTGGTGCAAAATCAGATAACATAGACCTTATTGATTTTGGTCTTACTGGTTTTGACAATGGAAGAACCAATGAAATGTGGAACGGAATTACCGTCACACCATCAGACACGCTCTTTTCAATGTACCGAGTTGGGTATAATGTTGTTCAGAACCCAACAAGCGGGGAAACATCTGGAATGACAATCAACACAGAATTTCTTCCAATAAGCGGGATTACTTCAGGGGACACTGGAAATTACTTCGAAGCTGCTGGTGGATATTTACAGGGATTCTTTAAATTGGATGGTTATAACTACGAACTATTGCCAGCACGATATAATAATGGTATTACTATCGAAACATTAGTTTATTTATATCCTGATTCACAAGGAATTTTCTACATGATGGGTGCGAGAGCAGAAGACAAGTATAATCCGTTCTTCTCAGGTGAAACAACAACAGGTGGTTCTGAACAAAACATTACAACCGTTTCAGGTGTGATAACCAGTGAAGACAACTATCTTGAGGCAATACAACCCGAAACGATTAACACCAAAGCATTCGCTGCCTACGAAGGTAATAGTACAACTACAATATATAAAGAAGTTCCTCAGAGTGGGAATACAACGAATAATGTTATTGCGTTTGAAATTACTCAAGATAAGAAACTTGCATATAAATATATTGATGAAAATAATCAAATTATAACAAACAAATCAATAGCATCAATTTATCCAACTACTGGTTGGACAATGATTGCTATTGCATTTACACCAGATGAAACAATTGACGATCCTGATCTACTTGAATGTGCCCCAAAAAGACCGGGTAAATTTATTATGTATGTTAATGGAAGAGCGATTTGGATATTAAATGACTTTCCAGAATATTTCTTTAAAGCATTTAATAATGATCGTGAAAAACAAATTGGCGTGCCATATTCAATAAGTTGGGGTGGTGGTTCATTTGGGTTAAAGTATTCGTGGCATTATGATATTCAAACATATGGAATATATACTGGTGAGGATCAAACGTATATTGACGATAATTTTGTTGTCGAAAGCACTCCCGATCCAACAATGTGTGACCCATTCACTGGTGGAACACCAATAGCTGGATTATCATTAAGTGCCGATAGCTCTACATTTAAAAGTGCAGACATTTGCGATCCAACAATTGAATATCCTGTTACTGTAATGCGTGTCGAATATACTGGAGGCACAACAGGGGTATCGGCTAACACATATTACATAAAATTTGCTCAACCAATTACTGTATTATCGAATCGTGATTATGAAATTAATTTAAATTTATATAATGGCGGTTTCTTTAAAACATATGATGAAAACGACTTCTTTGTTCAGAATAACATCACAATGTTTGTTTATGGTACAGAAGATGTTGATATTATTTCAGAAAGCCAATATGTGTTTCCACTTAGTATTGATGATGTACTTAATGATCCAGAAACATATGGATTACACCCGTTTCCAGATAGACAAGAAGCGCAATATGAATACATCAACGGAATATCATATTACGGTGATACTGGTCTACCAATAATAACAAATCCAGCATTCTACGAATATCTTGGAATCGACCCCACTTCAATGCAGCATGCGGGAACAACTATTGTAACTGGGGGTGATACTTGGTTGCCAATGAAAACTACCTTTAAAGTAAAAGACAATTCAGGAAAACAAATTGTGTATATTGGTCTTTTAATTGAAACGGATTACGAATTTAATTTGAATGAACCACTGTTTATAGCAGATTTCACATATACAGGTGCAGACATTTTATCACAAGACCCAAGAAAGTCTGATTTATTGATTCAACAAAACTTTGATTCGTACTTTAATGGTAAGATTCAGAAACTAAGAGTATATAATAACGGTTTGACATCTGCCGAAATATTACATAATGCCTTAATTGAATCGAAAAGCAACCCAAATGCTAATCTTCTTGTAAGTAAAGGCGGTAGAATTATTTATAGATAATCATGACATTGAAAAATATCATCAACGAAGAAATCAGAAACTTTGTAACGGAAGAGGAATTTTTCGATCCCACTCTTCCAGACGATATTAAAAGACTATCTAAAAAATTTGTTGGTAAAAATGTGATTTGGTATGGTGATCCCGATCAAATGATTGTTATTCCTGCCGAAGACGTACATGGAATGAGTGGAAATATTTACGATTATGAAAAACTACAATTTGTGGTGGATTTAATACTTGAATCACCAGAACTTGTTGAATTTGAATGTTCATATGGAATTGGGAGTGTGGTGACCCTAATTGATATCCGTGAACACCAAGAAGCAGAAGTGCAAGATAGATTCATGATCGATCAAGACGGGCACGATAGACCATATTCTACGGGAGATAATGAATTGGATAAATACATTGGGACCGAGGATATGTCGGATCAAGAGTTCGTATATATGATTACTTCCGACCCGAACATTCTTAAATTTTTTGACGAACACAAATATGATTTAGTTAATGGAAAAGAAACTGAGGAATCTTTAACACAAAAATTTAATGAACTTAATCCAGATGAAGATGATTTTACTGCCTTTGAAGAATTTCTTAGTCTTGAGGTTGAATTAGCAGAAGCATTTCGTAATCAAACGGGTGATATCGGGGTATTTAAACTCCAATTAAGAGATGGGCATCATAGAGTAATGGGTGCAATTAAAGCTGGTGAAGATTATGTATGTGCAAATCTTGCAAAAGAACAGCTTGGTAAATTTGATAAATATATAAGAAAAGTTTAAATGGGAAGAATACAGGAAATATATAGTGGATGGAAAAATTTTACATTTAAAAATCCACAGATCGAAGAATTAGCAAAGAACAGAGTTCAAATTTGTGTTAATTGTCCTAAATTACGCAAAAATAATACATGTGGTGTTTGTGGATGTTACATTCCCGCAAAGGTTAGAAGTTCTAAATCAAGATGTCCTGAGAGAAAATGGTAATTATATTTCGGGATTTGCTCTTGTAATAACATACGTGTCTCTCAACACTCTCCCGTGATATTGATCGCTTGATAAACACTTCTTTTGATTTGAGTACATTTCAATAATTTCGCCATCTACATACAATTCTATGTGACCACTTAAACAAATTATACATCCAGCATATTCTCTTTTTTGAATATCCAAAATTGTACCCTTTGGCATGTAAAAATGATACAATACTTCATCTGGCACATCACTTATGATTTTTTGATATCTAATTTTTTCGTTGTCTTCACAATGATCCCATTTACTAAAGAATCTAACTACAAAGCCATCCTCAATCTCGTGTACAATCGGAAGATGTCTCAATATTTCCTTCTTTTTGTTATTGAGTTGCTCGTGGATTTTAGTCAGTAATTTTTGTTTTTCTTCGGTCATTGGGTATCAGTTATTTCATTAGCGTAGTGCTATGTGGCGTTTCCCCAGCGAATTGTGGTTGACCACGATTTTCAATAATTGGTTTTACAAATGTTTCTACAAATAATTCTTGGATTTTCTTCGGTGCTTTTTTAAATGCCATAAAATCAACATCGTCCCCATCTTTACTAAACATGTTAACTTCCATCTCATCCAAACCAATTTTATTATTGTTAAACATCACTTCAAACACGATTGGTTCTTTAGTCTTATCGTATTCGTAAATAATTCTTGCGGGATATTCAAGGAATTCATCGTCACGGTATAGAGCAGTATCAAAGTTAGGATCATCGGTAACAGTTGCACCGTTGTTGTCTAAACTAATTTTTTCTTTAAACTTAGTAATAGCATCAATAATAAATTGTTTTTGGAATTGTTCATTATTGAGCATTTCAAATAATTCCTCTTCCTTGAGATGTTGTTCATTACTCAAGAAATCGAAATTAGAAATTTCTTCATTAATCATTCGTATGAAATCCTTTTTTCTCACAGAATATTTTTTCATAAATACTTACAAATTTATATAAATTTAAATTATTTTTACGAGCATCGAGTATTTATGTGTAAAGTCATTGCTTAATTAATATTAAGTTAGGTCTGATGAATCAGGAATGATTTTTTACTGCGCCAGTTAGTGGTTATGTGAAAATTAGACTTTTAGAATCGACAATTGCACTCCATTTTTCCGAGTGCAATTGTTTTTTTATAAAAAATATTAGAAATAGTTTGCAGAATCAATTTCTTTTTTTACCTTTGCTGAGTATTTAGAAGAAAGACTGTAATAATAAAAGACTGAAAAGACAAAACATTGAAAGAGTAAAAAGACTGAAAAAATGAAAAATTTAGTTAACATACAACCCCAACCGCAACAACATCCACAAGGATGCTGAATGGGGAAGGTACGTTAACGAATTTCATGTAGAATTTTGTGATTAAGAACCCCATTCAGAAATGAGTGGGGTTTTTTGTGTTCTTTACATTTTGAAAATAATCGGGGTATAGTACAGTTGGTAGTATGCGTGCTTTGGGAGCACGAGGTCGTCAGTTCGAGTCTGGCTACCCCGACCAACAACGGGTATTGAGCGAGTTTGGTTTAAGCTGCTGGTCTTGGAAACCAGTGTCTGCACAAGGGTAGTGTGGACCGTGAGTTCGAATCTCACATGCCCGACAAAAACGGTGGTGTAATACTTTGCATTAAGTAACCATCTGAATTCGAGAGGGAACGCTCGATGAAGGTTGACGAAAGGTGTACGGCAACAACACGGTCCCCATATGAGGGGATAGATCAAGGTGAAAATCCTGTCCGTTTTAACATGGTGATTGTAGAGGAATTGGTAGACTCACCTGACTGTGAATCAGGAGCATGCGGGATCATACCCCGTCTTTCACCCCATATTGACCCGTAGTGTAACGGTTAACACGTCTGACTTTGAATCAGAAGATTGCAGGTTCGAATCCTGCCGGGTCAACTCCTCCAGTAGCTTAACTGGTAAAGCACCAGATTGTGGGTCTGGTTACAGGGGTTCGAGTCCCCTCTGGTTGTCATTTTGTCCTCTGGTGTAATTGGTAACACATCTGATTTTGGTTCAGGCGAGTGCAAGTTCGAGCCTTGCGGGGACAACTTTTTTTAATGCAACTCTTGCGGGTTGCATTTATTTTAATATCTTTGTAAAAAACTTAAAGAAATGGCAAAAGTAAGTACACATTCAACAAGGGTTTCTCAAGGGAAACAAAAACGTAAAGGCGTTCATGCAAAATCCAAGTCAAGCAAACTTGTAACTTCAAAGAACTACCAAAAGAAATATCGTGGGCAAGGTCGCTAAAATAACTGAAATAAATGCAGAGGAACTTCTAAAATATTTTAAGAAGTGCATTGAAGACTTGGAGATCGATAAATTCGAACCAATCATCACGCCCACCATGTACGATCCAGAAGAATTACAAAATGATGTGACTATCATTATTACGGAAAAGGTTGAAGGTGGTCTCATCCCAAGATTTAGTATAAACGTAAAAGACTTAGAAGGAATTCGAAACTGGGAGAAAGTAAAAAGGGAATTAAGAAATGGCTAAGACAAGAGTTGGGAGTAAAGAAAATTCAGCGATCAATGGTGAATATGCTGGTCACGTAAGAGGCTGGTTAAAAAGATTCACCTCAAAGAAACGTAGACGACTTGGAAAAAAAGATGTTGATGAAAGACAAAACGACATATAATCTATTTCTTGATGATTATCGGAATCCCTTAGATGCCTATTTCAAAGAATCACCAATATATAAAGAGTTAGAGTGGATTATTGTACGTAACTATGAAGATTTTATTAGTTATATTAAGGAACATGGTATTCCAGCAGCAATTTCATTTGACCATGATTTGGGGTTTGATCTTTTTTTAGAAAAGGATTACGAAGATTATGATCCTGATAACGAAAAAACAGGATTGGATTGTGCTCACTGGTTAACAAATTATTGTCTTGACAATGATCTTGAAGTACCTCAAAAGATATACATTCACACAAATAACGCAGGGGGCGCATTAAACATCAAAGCAGAATTTGAAACGTTTGATAAAATACATGGTGGTGGACCCCCTTATTTTGAGAATGACCCAAGTTTAGATATTGATCCACCATCCATTTTTCAATAATTATTTCTTTCCACCACTCCTGCTGGCACTCCCACTGGAACTCCTGCTGGCACTTCCGCTTGAGTAACTTCTACCAGACGAACTTGATCCTGATGGTCTACTATAACTTGAACTGCTTCTTGAAGGCGCACTATAACTACTTCTGGACGGAGCACTATAACTCCTACTTTGTGTAGCCGACTTTTGATACGTAGGTCTTGTACTCGATGAAGGTCTGCTATACGAACTTGTACTTCTGGTTGTACTTGATTGTGTACGTACCGTTGTACTTCTTTGCTGCACACTTCTTGATTGCGGTTGTACAGATGTTGTTTTACTTCTGGTAGTTGTACTGTTATATGAAGGACGTGTAGACATTCTTGGATTCTTATATGTTGGAGTATAACTTCTATTACTTTCACTATATGTTGGTCTCGTAGATTGTGTTCTGGTAGTAACCACATTTTTCTTGGCTGCTGTTGGCGCACTCACATAACCACTACTATATGTCTTATTATATGGTTTGTAGTAATTTCTGTTCCAACCCAATGCATTTGAAGTAGCATATCTCTGACCACGTGGACGTGAATAATATCCGTAGTTGTAATAATTATGACCATAGTAATGGTTGTGTCCGTAATAGTAATTATAACCATAGTATGGATAATATCCGTATCCGTAATAATTGTACGGGTAATATCCGTACCAGTTATCATAATAACCATAATAAGGCTGGTAATGATAACCGTATCCGTAGCCAAAAGCAAGATTAAAACGGAGATTTGGCTGAGTATAGTCGTAATAGTTATTAATTACTACGGTTTCAGACTCAACTGGTGTGTCTAAAACAAAATTAATTGGAAAAGTGAATTGAACATTAACAGCTTTACCACGTTGTTTACCGGGCATCCATTTTGGTGATGATTCAACTACTCGAATTGCTTCAGCATCAAGATAGGGATCAACACTTTTCTCTACTTTAGCGTTTACCACTTTACCTTCTTTATTTACAATAAAAGAAATGATCACTTTTCCTGTGACACCATTTTTTACAGCTTCTTCTGGATATTTTACGTTTTCGGCAATGTATTTGCGAAATTCTTTTCCATCTTCCCCTTGAAACTTAGGCATGTCCTCAACAATGAAGAAAACTTCTTCTTCTGTTTGGTATAATTCATTCTCCTTCTCCATACGATATTTTTCGTAATCTGAGAGTTCTCTTTCTTGTCCCCAAAGAGGGATCATTAAAAGTGCTGTGAATAAGATTAATAGTATTTTTTTCATATCATGATATTTTAAATTTAAAGTTCAATTATCGTGCCACGCTTTTTATCATAAATAGAACTATTTATATTAAACTGAAAATCATGGCGCATAAAACAGATAAAGAAATCTTTTTTGAAAAAATGCACTTGGCTGGTGGAATGCCTCTTAATGAGGATTTTCTCAATAGAGGTAAGAAAATAGCACAACAAACTGGTGAAAAGGGTGGTGAACTAATCGATCAACTACAACAAAAATTAGGTATTCCTGATTGGAATTCACCAGAAGGACAAGCAAAAAGACAACAGGTTGCACAACAAGCGGGTGATACTTATCAGAAAGTAACCGGTGTTCTCGCTGCCTCAATTGATGACCAATCTAAAGCGAGAAAGATTCAAACTCTATTAAAGGGTTCAACGATATTATCAATAATTCTTGGTGTACGAGGTGCACTTTTTAATTCGCATATTATACAACAAACACTTAGCCAAGATGGATTAGCTGGAAAACTCAATCAATGGTTTGGAACCGAATTTATGGATACCGCCATTGATCTTGGTGGGGTTGGTGGTCAGTTTTGGCTTAAATTAGCAATTTTTCTGTTCGTATTAAGAGTTTTACATAAAGTATTATCAAAGGGTAGTGAGATTAAACAAGACGCAAGAGGTCTTTGGAATGGGATTAAAAATCTTTTTGGTGGTAGTAAACAAATGAAGGAAGCGTTTGAATTGGCAGAGAATGAAATGTTAAATGAATATCAATATCCAGATAATGCAGAAACATATCAAAGATTAATTGATGCTGCAATAAATGATGGTCATATTACACCACAACAAGCAAATGCAGAGTATATTGTAAAGGTAGCTCAAGAAATTGCAACTGAATTTGATAGGATGGGACTTGAAACTCATTGGGATAGATTATATAATGACTTTTTAACAACGATCAGCAAAATTGGGATGTTGAATCTAAAGATAAATGAAAAAGATGATAAGTGGATTCAAAAAGCAGTTAATCCAGAACACAAGGGTTATTGTACTCCAATGACCAAAGATACTTGCACACCCGCACGTAAGGCACTCGCTAAACGATTTAAAAAGGGGATCGAGGATGAATCTGTAGTTAATGAATTACAAGGTAAACTCAATAATCAGACAGCAGAAGGTATTGTTAAAAGATTTCTTGCAGACGGCAATGATCCGCTCCACAGTAAAAAGGATAGATGGAATTTAATGAACCTAATAGTAAACAACACTAAGGATGATATTAGTCAAGATGAATTGACTGCAATAATTTATGATGTTATGGAAGAACTTAATGAAAATAAAAAACTAAAAGCAAAAAAACTTCTCTTTGAGAGAATGAATAAAGTGGCTGGAATGCCATTGAACGAGAACAATAATAATTTTGAAAGAAAAGTATCATTTTGGATTTATAGTAATGATGGTGACTTTCTCGGTGAAACCGATCCAATTTCTGAAGATAGATATGTTACCGAACGAGATGATTTATTTGCACAACCAGAATGGGATAAATTTGCAAAGGAAAATAATGTAACGCCTGAACAAGTAGGTCAAATTAAAAGAGATAGACGTTATTTTATGAATGGTAAGGAATTAGAAAAGGCACATTATTCACCAAGTCAATCAGAAGAACTTTACGATTCAGAAACAAATACTTGGTATAATCTCAGTGGCTCACAAATGCGTGATCCCTCTGAATATGAAAGGTATTCAGATGGAACGAACCAATGGGGTGAAAGATATGACGATGATTATTAAAATATATTAATTATGAAAAAACAGGAAAACACTAAACAAAAATTGTTTGAAATGGTAAATAAACTCGAACCCAATTTTAAACTAAATGAAGACGCTGGTTATGAGGCGGGTGAATATTATTCAGGGAAAATGGCAGAAGAATTGATAGCTATTGTAGATAAATATGAAAAAATTGATGGATATGGCATCGCTCCACAATTCATAGCATGGGCGATTGAAGAGTTTTTAAGGGACGATAAAACAAAACAATACCTCCCGAAGAAGTAAATTCATAAAAAAAGTAATTTTTTTCCAGAATAATTTGTATTTATGAAAAATGGTGCTACCTTTGTACCAGATAAAATTTAGAAAACGATGAAAAACGTGATGAACATATTGATGAACTTGGTACTCGTTGCCCTATTATGGGTGGATGATGCGGAAGAGATATGTTCAGTCGGGTATAGATCGAAAACTGGTATATAATAATACCAAAAGAGAAATTCGAAACCCGACCCGCAAGAGTCGGGTTTTTTGTTTTATAGCATTTTGTTCTTTGACGTATTGGGAAATTAGAAAAATCATTAAATTCAACGATAGGGGGTAGGCAATCGGGTCTGCCCCCAACTATCGACTGCGTAGTATAATGGTAGTATGCCTCACTGTCTATGAGGTGGAGGGGTTCGAATCCCACGTGGTCGGCAATTATTAATCTAAAAAAGGAGGTCATCATGACTGAAGATCAGAAAAAGTATGTATCGTATTTAGGATACGATTTTACGCAGTACGTCAAGACAGAGGATGACGTGAAGAAATTCGAAAGACTCTGTGAATGTGAAAAAAGAACAAAAGGTGTTCCTCTCAGGGATTGTGTTCATGACGTGGCAGAAGTTTTAAATCTGAGCGCAGAACTAAAAGGACACAGGCGACATGTTCACGTTCAAGGTCCAGTTGGAAGTAATTGATTATTAAAATCAGGTCTCTTCGGAGACCATAAATTGGTACTGTGGTCCAGTGGTTAAGATACCTGCCTGTCACGCAGGGGATCGTGGGTTCGAATCCCATCAGTACCGCAAATGCTTTGTTGTCGGTCCACATTGAGAGGGTGTGGGGTATGAGGATACACGGGTTGTTGTAATAAGCATACCTGCCTTAAATAAGCAGGAGACTGTGGCATGAAAAAGCCATCATCCGTAACAAGTGACAAAGCATTTCTTTAAAATTTACCGTTATAACAGTAAAAAGTATCATAAAGAATACTTTCGTCTGGAGAAACCAGACAAATTACCGCTATAACAGTAAAAAAGTGTCATATACGATACAAAATCGGACGATTATCGGAAGATTGTCTGGATAAACCAGACGATTATCGGACGATTAAATGCTGCGTTAGGCAAATTGGTAAGCCGTCAGACCTTCAATCTGAAGATTAGGGGTTCGAACCCCCTACGCAGTACAAAGCGAAATCGAAATGTCGAAAGATAGTAATGGTTAAGTCCATCGGTTTTTGTGGTTTTGAGTCACGATAGAGACTCATGTAATAAGGGCATACACTCCCTTTCCACCGCTCAATTTGCTCGGTTCTTCTAACGGTTAGGAATTCGGGTTTTCATCCCGGCAATAGGGATTCGATTCCCCTACCGAGTACAAGAGTATTTATTTAAAATAATTTTATTAAAACATAAAAAAATGGAAGACAGTGAAGGTAACAAGAGAAAAAATAGCGACCCTCTGCCTAATGCTTGGAACATTTTTCAATCCATTAGGCTACGATGCCCTTTTGAAATGGTTAATGGATATGACAGGCAATTACTGGATTTCAATTTCCGTTTTTTACCTTGCATCGGTATTATTCTTTATATCTTATTTTGTGTTATCTAAGATAAACCCTTTAAAATTTCTAAAAAGAAAATGATAATGTAAATTATAATTTACAAAAACCCACCATTTTGTAAAATGTATTTAACGTTATGGGATTTGTTGCATATTATCCCCAAAATAATTATATTTGGGGAAAATATGACGCATTATGAATGAATATCCAAAAGTATTAGTATTAGGTGACGGTCTTTTAGGGTCGGAAATTATCAAGCAAACGGGTTGGGAATATCTCTCAATGGAAAAGGATGAAATTGATGTGGTTAAAAACTTTGATGATTTTGCAGATTTATTAATGAATGTCGATCCAGACGTAGTTGTAAACTGTATTGGTTATACAAACACCTACGATAAAGAAAGACAAAAACATTGGGATGTAAACTATGAATTTGTCGCAAATCTTGCAAGTATATGCGACACGGAATACATCAAATTAGTCCATATATCAACGGATTACATCTACGCAAATAGCGAGGGGGGGTCGGCAAAAAAAGAGACAGACGTACCTGTTCATCAAAACACTTGGTATGCATATACGAAATTACTTTCAGATGCGCACGTCCAATTAAGAGTTCAAGATTATTTGCTCGTAAGATGTTCATTTAAACCAACACCATTTCCATATGAAAAAGCATTTGGGAACGTGAAGGGAAATTTTGACTATGTTGATGTGATTGCTGGTCAAATAATTGAACTCATTAATGAAGATAGGTCTGGTGTTTGGAATATCGGCACACGATTCAAATCGGTTTTTGAGTTGGCAAAAAGAACAAAACCAGATATTGGTGATTGGTACAACGATGTTCTTCCTACAATCGAAATGGATTTATCTAAATTTAATAATAGGCTTCCTTAACTCAGTTGGTTCAGAGTGCTTCCCTTACAAGGAAGAAGTCGTAGGTTCGAATCCTACAGGAAGCACAATCCCTCTCGTGGTGGAATTGGTAGACACGCTTGACTTAGGATCAAGTGCCGTGAGGTGTGAGAGTTCGAGTCTCTCCGAGAGGACAACCCCTGCGAAATGTTCGAATCATTAGCCAAGTAATTGGTGCTGAAGTACAAAGCGCATGGTAAAGCAGGGAGGATTTTGGGGCAGTAGCATAGTCTGGCTAATGCGTCTGTTTTGCAAGCAGAAGATCGTGGGTTCAAATCCCACCTGTTCCACAAAGTAATTTGGAAACGTGGTTCGTAATGGAAACTCGTAAGTGCGAACGTGGCACGTAGGCTTACTTTTTAGATGTGCGCTTTCAATGCAGCGCATGCTATTTAAGTAGCAGACTCGGTACAAAAAGGACGGTTCGTCCAAATTACTTTATTATACGGGTATCGTCTAACTGGTAAGACACTCTCCGTCCAAGGGGAGAAATGGTAAGGCATGCATTATGGTTCGAATCCCCCTACCCGTGCAAAATGAGTAGCCACGCAGTAGGCATACGTAAGTTCGATCCTTGGCTATGGTCGGAACGTGGTCTCATTTATGGGGATGTGCTGGAATTGGTTTACAGGCTGGTCTAAGAAACCAGTGTCGAATGGCATGTGGGTTCGAGTCCCACCATCCTCACATTATCATCGGAAGATGATATTCAATGACAGAATAATTACGTAATAAAACTG